ACCAGAGCCAGAGCCAGAACCAGAACCAGAACCAGAACCAGAACCAGAAGGGGGCGGAGGCTCTCCGCCCAGCAGCGTGTAGCTATGGCGTTATCAGTATGCCAGTGCTGTAAAGGAGGCTTAGAGGGCGTAGGGCACACCCTGCACCTTGCCTTTGAAACTTTAAGTTCCGCCAACCTGCAACGCACAGGGTTAGAGACAGAGGTATGGGGTCCGGGCAATTCGAGAACGCAGTATTGCAATATAGCCTCTGTCTTTCCACCTGCTCACATTCGCAGCACTGAGTTTACAGACGTTTTCGGAGGAGGCATTTCAAGACCGGAAAGGCCCTACTTAGGACACACCAACGTACGGCACTCCTCCCTCGTTAGTTACAGGCCTCAAGTAAGGGGATTTATATCTGAGGTGTTAGGGGTATCTGGCACTCCCGTTAATGCCAATGCAGCGGATGTACTTGCCTCACAGGCAATAGCAGACGGTGTAAACGTCTCTGTGCCGGTACACAACGGAGGGCAGGTGTCTACTTTAGAGTTTTCACAACTGGTAGGTAAGTCCTTCGGTTTCCGTTCTTGGGCAGTAGCACCTACTCCTAGATTCCTACCTCCAGTAACCACGGTCTCTCGCAGAGTACGAAATAGGGGCAGGTACCATCCTTTCAATGTTTTAAGTCCTGCGGCTAATCCTTTCAATCACATACACGGCAACTGGACAATCTTAAATTACAGTGTATTGGGTAACTTTCTCAACGACCTAGTAGGGGTACGGTGGGGTGTAAAATTCCCTAATTCAACCTTTCAAGACGTGGAACTAGACAACCCCGGAAATGTGCAAACTTTGACTAACTTGAGGTTCCCGTATCAGGGAGACCTTGCTGCATCTGTTCGGACCAGTATAGCTACGGCATCTCTAGGTCTAGGTGCTGCCCTGATACTGGACTACGGTAGCCCCTTCCCCACAATAGAGTTTCGTAGGTTCGGCATGCAGCAGTTTTACCGTCCCTCATCTCTGTGGGGAGGCCAAACTATGAGGTTTGTTCCTGACGGGGTATTCTTTACAGACCCTGTCACTTTTGGTGTATTCACTTTTCAATACATGCCAGAGGGCTTATGGCACCATAGGTCAGGGTACGCGGGGGGCAGCCCCTTGTACTCAGGCGCTTGGTTCAGCCTACCTCCCAACCACCTACCACAACACATTGACCTAGTAAGGATCTAATCATGGCTGATTACGTTACAGTTCCCGCATCTGTGCAAGCGGACGCCGGGGTAGAGGCAAACCCTCAAAACGGTACTTCTGGTGAGGCAATAGCCGCAGGTGATCCGGTTCGTATCTCTGCCGCTGACAGCAAACTCTATTTGGGGCAGGCTGACGCGCTCGACAACGCAGATATCGCTGGCATTGCGCTTAACTCTGCACCGGGAGTAAACCAGCCTGTACAGTATGCGAGATCAGGCCTACTTACGTTGGGCTTCGTCGCACCCGACGGTACCGTCGTAGCTGTGTCTGCAACCAAGGGTAAACTAGCCCCTGTAAGTGACCTTGCGGCAGGCTCGTTTGTATCCCTCGTAGGGACAATGAAAGACAACAAACTGAAGGTGGGCATAGTTAAGTCCGGGGTTGCAAAGGCTTGACTTATGTACACCAGTTTGGCACTTGCTTTTCTTGCTTGACAGCAGGTGCCAGACTTGTTACCCTCCGCCCATACTACGTCAAACAACCTGAAACCACGCTAAATGCCCGCATTTCTGCCCACCAGCCGTTTGCGCGTTCAAGAACGCAACGGTAAATTCTTCGTCAGACCTCAGTGCCAAGAGGGGCACTTTGACGGTCCTGCGTTCAAGTGGCTTGAACAGCTACCGGAGAAGAAGAAGGTAAACGCAGGCCTCTTTACAGGTTGGCTAATCCCTGCTAATGACACCTCCGCAGGAGTTATGGCACAGTGGGGCTCTCAAATGATGTTTGAGGGGGAGCTACCCAGAGCCATGTATACCCGGTTGCTTCTCCTCTCCAAGAAGCAAGAGGTAAACGCAAAGCGTACCTTAGCTATGAAAGAGGAGCTAGAGCGGTGGGCATGTGTGTTAAAGGAAGGTAGGGAGGCGTCCTACATATGCCAAGTGTCCACTACCCCAGACACTTACATGATGCTGCATCAGAGGGTAGCGTACGACAATGCCCACGGCACAGACGGACACGCCCTATTCAAAGAGCAGGGAACGGGCAAGACCCTTGTCGTAATCCGTCGAATCCTGAAGGAGGCACAGGCGAAAGTCGGGGACCTCTACCGGGCCATCGTGGTTTGTCCTAACAACGTAAGGCATAACTGGGTGCGTGAACTGTGGGCCTTTAATCAGGATATGGAGGTAGGCGGAGATGCCGTAGTCCTTCAGGGCGACCTGATAAAGCGTGTAGGCGCTCTTACAAGGGTGCTGCGTAACCGTCCCGGCAAGCGGTTTGCAGTGGTGGTGGTCAGCTATGATACCCTTATTGCCGCTTGGGATTCAATCAAGCTGATTCAGTGGGACCTAGCTAGCCTTGATGAGTCCCACTACATCAAAAACCCAAGAGCCCAGCGTACAAGGTACGCACTACTTTTGCGGGACAAGGCTAACGCACGCATGGCACTAACGGGTACCCCTGTGTCTAATCACATAGGTGACCTGTACCCGCAATTGGAATTCCTAGGGGAGGGCTATTCAGGGTTCACAACGGCTAAGGCGTTTAGGCAGTTCTTCAACAAGTCTGTAAAGCTGCCGGACGGGTCAGAGAAACTAACCGAATTACAGAGGGTTCCCGTACTCAAGGAACGGCTGGCTAGGCTATCAACAATAGTGCGAAAGCACGAAGCCCTACCCCTACTGCCCCCTAAGTCCTATGACGTTGTGTCTGTGGACATGGCACCCCAACAGGAGAAGGTATACCGCGAACTGGCATCAAAGCTAGCGGTAGAGATCGAAGAAGACCTAGAAAGGGATGACGGACGCAACCGTCAACTGCTGGTACAGAACGTACTAACGAAACTACTAAGACTGTCGCAAATCACCTCAGGGTACGTCACATGGGACGGGGTGTACTCAGATGAAGGTGAGGAGCTACAGCCGAAGGAGATAGAGTACGTTAACCCGAACCCCAAGCTAGAAGCACTGGTAAGGCTGTTGAAGCAGACAGACGAACCCGACCGCAAGTGGATAGTGTGGGCCTGTTGGACGCCTAATATAGAGCAGATAGTACCCCGTTTGGAGCGTGAAGGGTTCGGCACTGTGACCTACTACGGGCAAACGCAAGACCGGGAGTACTCTGAGTGGTCGTTTAACAATGAGCGTAAAACCAGAGTACTGGTAGGGAACCCGCAGACAGGAGCAGAGGGGTTGACACTGCTGGGGTATGACCCCAAAGCAGACAACCCAGACACGACAAATTGTGACCATCTAGTCTACTACTCGTCTAGGTGGTCTATGGTGGACAGGAGCCAGTCAGAAGACAGGCCCCACCGTAAGGGGACCCGCCTACCTGTTAGGGTCTCAGACTTGCTAGTATTCGGCACAGTAGAAGAGCAGATACACAAGCGAGTTATGCAGAAACGCAAGGACGCATTAGACATACAAGAGGTGCGGGAAATCCTACAGCACCTAGCGGAGGGTATACGATGAGTGGGCGTAGCGTAGTAGTTGAGCAGGAACAGGAGCGTAAGTGGTACGCTGCCGCTGCCATGCACGGAGAGCTAACTTTCCTGATAGAGAAGGGGGACCGCAGGCCCGCTATCTGGCATGAGGACTTCGTACCGCACGTAATGGACCTACTGGAGAAGTTGAACTTCTGCCCAGAGGACGACAAGATCGTCGTAGCTGGCCCGCTCGTGTCTATGGTGCGTGTAGTGACATCCATAACGGACACCTACGGTACCTGTACCTTCTTGCTGTTTGAGCCTAGGCTTAGAGGGTACCATGCACTTGAGCTACCGGAGGCCTTGCCGTGCAAGTAGTTATTTTAGCTTGGGAGGAGCAACCTACGGGCACGTTCTGGCTACCTACACGGTGTGCGTTGTGGACCGTGCTGGATGCTACCGTAAGCGCGATGCTGGACCTAACCTATAACGTGCATGTAATGTGCAAACCAGACAGCCCGGTAAGGGTGCAACTACAGGACGCAGGTGTACGGTTCATAACTGACCTTAGTGACGTGCCGCAGAATGGTCCGTACTTGATGGTGTGGGGGGACTGCTCTTTCCCCTCATTTGTGGATGACATGCTACATCCCGATACTGCACTCGTAGCAGAGGGTTCGGGCTCCATAGGTTGGAACGCACAGGCGTCTAACTGGACCTCAGAGACTAACCAGTATGCCCTTAGGGGCTGGGTCTACTCTTCTGACTGGTCAGGACTTATCGCTCAGCCTCTACCTGCGGCACTGGATGCCCTAGGCATACAGCCTAGACTGTCAGACAGGGTACACTACGTGGGTGACCTTTCTTCATACGGAGACTACCTAAATGCGTGAACAAGTAGACGCACTGCGGCACACTTACGGGGAGTTGCACGCAGACCTTGCAGACCTCCCTAAAGCAGTCATACCTACTAGCTTAGAGGAGCAGGCATCAAGGCTATTCGAACTGCGGGACCTTGAACGGTTCGCAGAGGCAATAGCTAAGGATGCAGCACGAGCTAGTGCAACAATCAAAAAATTGATGGCCCTGCGATGGTCTAGGGAGTCTGTAACGGGTGAGACTATACGTTGCCCGGAAGGTACCGCCACCCCCTCAGTAAAGACAGGGTCCTCACCCCCTAGCAAAGACAAAAACCCAGAGGCCTACGCAGCTATGCTTACAGAGTTGGGCATACCTGAGGCCATACAAGCCACTGAAGTGGTGCGAATACACTGGCCCGGTTGGGTTAACTACCTGACAGAGCTAACTAGGCAGGGACTGCCCCTACCTGACTGTGTGGAAGATGACAGTACGTATCAGGTATTTGACGTGGCTTTGAGAAGTAAGCCTAAGGCCTGACGTACTACCCTTAACCCTTTTGGAGACCTTTAAGCATGTCTAACCAAGACCCCCCGGCAGTAGCTCCCGCTATTGCCATTGATGATGCAGGAACGGTGGCAGAAGCTGCTCCGGCACCTGCACCAGTTGCGGCTGCTTTGCGGCTGCTCCGGCTGCGGCACCTGCACCTGCACCAGTTGCGGCTGCGGCACCTGCGGCTGCTCCTGCGGCTGCTCCTGCGGCTGCTCCTGCGGCTGCGGCACCAGTTGCGGCGGCACCAGTTGCGGCTGCTCCTGCGGCACCGGCACCAGTTGCGGCTGCGGCTGCTCCTGCGGCTGCTGTTCCAGTTGCAACCACTGCGGAACTCATCGTCACACCGCCCGCAGAGGGTGAGCTAGCCGCTGTTGTATCTACGGAGGTTGCTAAGCCTGCGTATATCGATGCTGGGGACGATGCCCTAGCAACTACCGGAGGTATGGAAAAGTACCTCTCTCCTCCGTTCGTTAAGGTGATCCAGACGAACGCACAGCCCCCCCTGTCCGACATGTTCGACAGTGGGCAGGTAGTTCTGGTACCTCTCAACGTGGCAGTGTCTGACATGGTGTCAGCAGAAGAAGGTGCCCCTGTCTTCTTCACCCCGATTTTCTGGTTCGTGGACTACTGCACCCACAACCCGTGGAACACACGGGGTAAGTTGGACTTCATCCGCGAGCGGGTCACAGACCCGAACCACCCGATAGCCGTGAAGGCAAGGGACGCAGAGCTACGGGAGGAGACCATTGAGGACCCTGTCGTAGGTACGATCACGGTACGGCACGTAGAGCATCTCAACTTCATCATCCTGATTGAGTCTGAGCTATGCGGAGACATGCCTGCAATGGTCTCATTCTCAAAGAGCAACTACCGCGCAGGTAACACACTCTGCACCCTCATCAAAGCACGAGGGGCAGCACTGTACAGCGGGCGGTACGAACTCTCAACCCGGCGTACCACCAACGAACAGGGGACGTGGTACAAGATGCAGGTAGCAAACCCAAGGGACGGCAACCCGTGGGTGAGCGAAGAACGTCAGGCCCAAGGGCGTAATCTGTACGAGTCCTTCAAGCTACGTAAGGACGACATCGTACCAGACTACGAACAGGGTGAAACCGTACAGGTACAGCAGGTACCTGTAGAAGACCTGCCATACTAGCCGGAGCGCAACACGGATGTCATTGGACGTTATTGGCGTCCTAGCAGAACTGGAGCGGTTAGGGGTAAAGTACGAGTATGCGGATGAGAACAACGTCCGCATACTCTGCCCCTTCCATGACGAGACACGGGCTAGCTGCTCAGTTCACCTGCACGATAGAGGGTTTAACTGCCACTCTTGCGGGGCTAAGGGCGATATAGTAAAGCTGCTGGGTAAGATCGTAGGGGTAACCCGTGCGCACACGATAGCGGACCTGTCTACCCGGTACGACTTTGCGGAAACGAAGACAATAGACCCTGACCTAGTGGAGAGGTACCACAGTCAGATATGGTCAGCCACTGCGCTGGTGCATGAGCTAGCAATTAGGGGTATCGATCACAGACTAATACGTCAGCACCGTATAGGGGAGTGCAAGGGCAGGATAACTATACCTATCCCCAATGAGATAGGGCTGTACGTCAACATACGCAGGTACTTGCCGGGAGCCCCAAGAGGGGACAAGGTCAAGAACACACGGACCTACGGTAAAATCCGCCTGTTCCCTATCGATCAACTCAAGTTTGAGGACATAGTCCTTGTAGGCGGGGAATGTAAGGCCATGCTGGGGGCTGCTGTACTTAACCCCCACAACATTGGCTGCATAACCGCTACCTGTGGTGAGAACAACTGGAACCATGAGCTAACGGAGCAACTGCGGGGGCACAACGTATGGGTGTGCTATGACATAGACGAGGCAGGACGCAGGGCCACCACTACCCGCCTTAGGCAGCTTGCCCCAGTCTCTATCTCTGTCTATGACATGCTGCTACCTCTGAATGAGGACCAGTACCCCAGCGGAGATATTAACGACTTCGTGGCCACTGAGAAGGGCGACCTATTAGAGGTAGTAAGGAGTTCTGAAGAGTGGAAACCTAGCGAGTCTATCGTATCAGTAGGCGATTATGCGGAGGCACGCCCTGTAAGCCTGTCGGGGGCAGTGAACGCAGAACTGGCGAACACTAGGGTAGCTACGTCCGGTCTCATAGCTGCCGCAGACACTACGCCCTATGCCCTACCTCGTAAGGTGTTGGTAGACTGTAGCCGCAATGAGGAGTACTGCGGGGTGTGCCCTATCTTTGCACAGGGAGAGCCCAAGCCCATAGAGATACATCCAGAATCGACGGACCTTGTCGATATGATGGGTGTGTCTGCACGGGCGCAAAGGGCCTTGATGATGCAGGGCCTAGGCATCCCTGTTAAGTGCAAATCATGCAAGTTCAATGTGCGGACGCACTGGCACGTAGAGGACGTTAGGCTAAGTCCATCCCTTGACATTTCAAACAGAGACACAGAGAAGAACATGGTACCTGCCGTGTTCGTGGGAGCCCCTGCCGTACTTAATTCCTCGTTTGAGGTAGAGGGTAGAGTAGTCCCCAACCCTAAAAACCAGCAATGCCTACTAGTAGTGTCTAAGTCTAAACCTGTAAGGGATAGCCTAGAACACTTCAAGCCTAAGCCCGCACAGCTAGAGGCCTTGCAGGTGTTCCGCCCCACCGCATGGACTGTGGAAGCGATAGAGCAGAAGCTATCAAACCTGTACGAAGACCTAGCAGCCAACGTAACGAAGATATGGCAACGCCCAGACCTGCACCTAATGGTAGACCTGTCGTACCACAGCCCGCTCCTGATACCTCACGCAGGTAAGGGCTGGACCGAAGTTCTAGTAGTGGGGGACAGTGCCCAAGGCAAGTCTCAAGTGTCAGAGCGGCTAATGCGGCACTACAACGCAGGCACACGTATTGAGTGCAAGAATGCCACAGTAGCCGGTCTTCTTGGGGGTGTGCAAAAGCTAGATGGTAGGTTCTTTGTAACGTGGGGTATCGTACCCCGTAACGACAAGAGGCACGTAATTCTTGAGGAGCTAAAGGGCGCTCCCGTTGAGGTTATCAGCAAGTTGACGGACATGAGGTCAAGTGGAATTGCTGAGATACCCAAAATTGAAGCCCGCCGAACACACGCCCGTACCCGTATGTTGGTGAACAGCAACCCGCGAAGCAACCGCCCCATGAGCAGCTATACCTACGGATGTCAGGCACTGCTTGAGTTGATAGGTAACCCCGAAGACTTGAGGCGGTTTGACGCCTGCTACATTGTGGCTGCTGGTGATGTACCTAGGGACGTGTCCACGCACGAAGCACCTATAGTGGAGCATAGGCACACCTCAGACCTCTGTAGCATGCTGGTTACGTGGGCGTGGACTCGCCCAGAGCAGAAAGTGGTGATCCCAGACACTACGCTAAAGGAGGCCCTAGCCGCTACTAGGGTCTTGACGGAGACTTACACGGACAACGTGCCGATAGTAGACAGAGGCTCTATGCTGCATAAGCTACTCCGCCTGTCGTCTGCCCTAGCCTGTCGTCTGTTCTGCACTGATGAGTCTATGCTGCGGGTTGTGGTGCTGCCCTGTCATGTAGAGTTTATCACCCAGCTACTCACACGCATCTATAACTCCCACTCCTTCGGCTATGATGGGCTAACCCGTGCAGTCAGATCCGTAGAGACTCTGCGGGACGAACACGAATTAAAGGAGGCCATAGTTAAGGCCCCCTTCCCTGAGGACTTACTAGAGGGGCTACTTACTCGTGACTTCTTAGAGCATGCGGACCTTGAGGACTGGTGCGATTGGGACAGAATAGAGGCTAGGCGGTTCGTTAGCCTATTCGTCCGTAAGGGGGGTCTGGTCAGGGTTAAGAGAGCCTACCGAAAAACTCCCGCAGGTATTAGGTTCCTGAAGAATGTAGAGCTACCTAAGAGACCTGAACACATAGAGGAGAAGTTCTAATGCAGGCCTACGCAGTCATGGACTATGAGGGCTTAGGCTCCCTAGGTGTGCAAACCGTAATACCGGTAGCCGGTCACCTCTGCCCCTCAGACGGCTACGGGCAGGCCACGGCGCAACTGTCCTCAGAGATACCGCAGATTACAGGCTGCTGGCCAGAGGTGGAGGCGTGCCTGTGTTTCGGACACCCTATGCCGCAACATATGGAAAACTTCTACGCCTACTGTCTAGGCAGGTCCCGCGTAGTGCTGGCACAATTAAATAGGGGGCAGGTAGCACAGGCCCAGCAACTTAGCGAACATGCCGGGTACAGAACGTGTGCAGTGCGTTTGAACTTAAAGACCTTCGGACTAGCACAGCACCGTAACCTGTGGTTTTTGATTAGCTATCAGGGTACCTTTAACCTTGAACCTCCGCCCCGTACGCCTACGTACTTCACGCTATGGGACTCACTGCAAACACTGAGGCACATAGAGGACCTGTCGTGGGACTCCTTGACAGAATCAGAGCAGGCTGCCGCACCGCATATACCTAACGGATGGTCTCTAGAGGACCTACTTAGGTGCGGTCTGTTGGATGGCATACCAAAAGACCTAAGGGTACAAGGTACGTACCCACAACTGCACAGGCTGACGTGGAGGTCTCTAGCCCCTCCCATACACTCAAAACTGCTGCACCCAGATAGGGACACCCCGCTAAGTCTTGGGGAGTTGGCTACGCTACAGGGTTGGTCGTTCCTTCCGCAAGGTGACCACCCCACGCAGCAGATAGTACACAGTACCCCGCCTGTGGTTGCCGCTTGGTTGGCATCACAGGTACGTCTACACCTACGTGGGCACTGGGGCGAAAAGGATTGGGAAAGCAGCTACTGCCCTGTCAAAGAGGCATGGAAGGGCAAGAATACAGCAAGGAAGCAACATAAAACCTACGACGTATCAGCCTACTATGGGGACTGCCCGTTTACAGGCAACTACCCTGAGGAAGCTAAGCGACGGTCACACACGTTACAGAGGTCAGCATGTCTATTATAATTGAAGGCCCCCCGCACGTAGGGAAGTCAACCCTAGCCGCAAAGTTGTCTGATGCCTTAGGCTACCCTATCGTCACGGAGTACACGGCGGAGCCTAGGGTGATTATTGACGGTGCGGGAGGTCTGGGCTTAATGGTGGCCAACTCATTAGAAGGGTTGCCAGACCCCGGATTTATTGACGCCTACAGGTGCGGAGATGCAAACAAACGGCTAATAGGTACGGTAACCATCGTACTGGCTATCTATCCGGAGGACGCCTACCTTTTCCACGAGCGGGCAAAGCAGACGGACGATGAGCTTGCACGTACGCAGGAGTTAAATGAGGCCTACTTCGGTCTTGCGGTAGGGCAGTCCGAACTGTACCAAGACCTCCTACCAGACATAGACATAGCGTGCCTGCTTGATGAGGGTTGCCCTTTCCCTGTCGATGACATTTCAGCCATTGTTGACGATGAGGCTTTTCTGCGTCAAAGACGAGGTAACTAACTATGTTGATGCCGTTAGCGTCTATGCTTCCGTTTCAGAACGGGGGCTATCTAGTACAGGGCCACTTGCCGGAACTTCCCGCAAAGGTGGGCACGGTATACTGTGACGTAGAGACAACGTCACAGGACAAAGACCTAGCGGCTATCAACCCGTGGCACCATACGTGGATAGCCGGGATAGCGGTAACGTGGGACGACCACCCGCACGCCTACTACATTAGTCTACGCCACCTACACCAGTGCGGGTCTACCATATCAGTAGAGCAGGCCCGTAAGTGGTTGCAGGCCTTGTTCTCAAGGGCGGACTGCTGGTGCAACCACAATGTGAAGTTCGACGCACACGTAGTATTCAATGACCTAGGTGTAACACCACCCCCGCAGTTGAAAGACACCCTAAACCTGTCGAAAATCATCGACAGTGACAGGGTAGGTGCTAAGGGCGGTTATGGTATTGAGAAGCTGTCTAAGGCGTGGCTGGGCATAGACATTGAACACTTCAAGGAAAAGCTAAAGCCCTACCTAGTCAAGAACAAAGACTATGGGAGGATTCCCGCAGATATCTGTGGAGAGTACGCCTGTGAGGACGTGTTCACGGTGCGTAGACTAGAGCGGTTCATAGAGGCTAGATGTGCGGACCAGTGCCGCAAGGTGTGGCAGTTGGAGCAAGACCTAACGCCTGTGCTGTTCGGTATAGAGCAGTCAGGGTTGCGGGTTGATCCTATGCAACTAAAGGTAACTAACCTCAAGGTGGTTAGTCAGATGCTGGCCCTTGATGAGAAGATTTGCGAAAGGGCAGGGGTTGCGTTCAAGCCGGACTACGGGCCAGACTGTGCGGCTGTCTTGTGCGGCAAGCTGGGCTACCCGGTCATACAGCAAACAGAGACAGGTGCAGCCAGCATGGCTAAGGACGTACTGGGCCTGTACCTAGCTCAGCCGTCAGTAGACGTAGAGCTAGTGCAGTGGATTATGGACTACCGCAAGCTCTCTACTTTCAAGGGCCTATTCCTTGACGCCTTTGACAGGTTGCGGGATGGGCGTAACTTTCTGCACACCTTGTACAACCAGACGGTACGTACCGGACGCATGAGTGCAAAGGAACCTAACGCGCAGCAGTTCAACAAGTTAGCAAAGCAACTTGTGCTACCTGACGATGAAGGTTACAGCTTCCTGTCTGCGGACTACTCACAGGTTGAATTCCGCCTAATGGTCCACTACATCGAAGACGGCAGGTTAATCAAAGCCTATCAGCGAAACCCGTGGCTAGACATTCACCAACAGATTGCAGATGACGCACTTATCACCCGTAAGCCTGCTAAGACTATCAACTTCTCTATTGGTTTCGGACAGGGTCAGGCAAACACTATCAAGGCCCTGTGCCGTGTGCCTGAGTTTGTGGCAGAGGTCAAGAGGATTGCCAGAGAACAGACAGAGACAGACGAGGCCTATGAGCGGCTGTTCCACCACCTAGCTAAGAAGAAGGGCAACAAGGTCTACGGAGACTACCACAGAATGCTGCCCTCTCTGAAGCCTACCAGCCGAATGGCGGAGAGGGCAGCAAGAGGTAGAGGGTACATCTTCAACGCCTACGGACGCAGACGGCACCTGTCGCGAGAACGGGCACACATTGCATTCAATACCTTGAATCAGGGCACCTCCGCAGACATCACCAAAGAGGCCACGGTACGGTTAGCCCGCTTCCTACCCTCTGTCGGCATGTCTATTAAGGCCCTAGTGCATGACGAGATCCTCATGCACGGACCTACCAAGGTGGTCAGGGACCCTGAGGTACAGCGGGAGATACGTACAATCATGGAGACCCCTAGCGTACCTCTCCGGGTACCTATCCGCACAGATGCGGGCTGGTCTCCGGTCAATTGGGCACAGGCAGCGGGTGACCACCACAAGGTACCGGGGTGGTCCTTCCTTAGGGGTGAGGTAGAGGTCAATGAAGAGATTGAGGATATTTTTGTCACAGTGGCTTGACCCCTTGTGCCGATGTCCCTAACATGGGGGTCAAGGAGATGGACATGGCAGAACGAATTGCACCGGACGTTATGGAAGTACACCTACACACAGGGGAGACCTTGGTAGAGGTGTACTACTCAGAGACAGGTATCGTGGTTAGGCACGGACTTCTGGGTCAAGAGCCTTGGTTCTTTCCTGCCGGTTCTACCCGCCCTTGCTTCCTTGAATGGGCGGCAAATCGTGCTGCACAGATAGTAGATTGGAGCCCGGAGGCCTGCATGGTCGATGCTTCCTGTTAAAGGAGGCTGAGCCATGCGTAAGCTACTGCTGATACTTGTCTGCACCTGCGTAGGGTGCGGGCACACAACTGTCTACAAGTGGGACAACGGGCGTGCAAGAGTTCAAAACTTTCAAGAAAAACGCAGAACAGGCCTTGCAACGCTTGTTGAACGAACAGCTACCCGTTAAACTCACTGAGGACTACGAACTTGTCGAGTACGTGAGCCTTGGTATAGCAAGAGTGAAGGGGCCTAACGGCACCTACTCAGTATCTAAGACGCACTGCACTTGCAAGGCACAAACGCACCGTGGGCATGACCCGTATTACAGGTGCAAGCATCAAACCCTTTTGGAGACTTTGACCGATGACTAAGACCGCTGCTGCCGCCGTTCCTGCTGCCGCCGTTCCTGCTGCTGTGCCAGCCGCTGCCGCCGTTCCTGCGGCTGCTCCGGCTGCTGTGCCAGCCGCTACTCCTGCTGCTGAAGCTGCACCGTTTGACGGACAGACAGCAGCAAGTACGGAGCCCACCACCGCACCTGCAAAGGCATCCAACAAGGTGGAGAAGGTAGCCTATCGTAAGGAGGATGACCCCAAGCTGGACGCCATCCCCGAAGACTACGACATCAAGAAGCACAAGAACCTCAAGAAGTCCGACTTCACCTGTGAGAGTCTCTGGTTGGAGATGATGGGCAAGAAGAAGGTAGCGGACGGGGAGGCAATGATTGCCGAAGCGGCGAACATCCGCAAGCTAGGAAGTAGCAAGGATCGCGCACGCCTCAAGAAGCTCATGAGCTTCCAGAAGCAACAGGCGGAACTGATTGCAGTCCTCAAGGCAGAGGGCGGCATGTCAGACGAGGATATCGAAAAGATCCTCAACCCGGAACAGGAAGCCGAATAGGTACCCCTCACCGGCTGCCTGAACTGATCACCAAAAGGCCCTGCTCAATTTCGGGCGGGGCCTCTCTTCACTACTTGAAAGGTCTCTCAGTATGAGCCACATGTCACGCTTGACCCTCAACGTGCCGTTCGATGCTAGCCTTCCGTTTCCGGAAATCTACGCAATGGGCGGGCACGTTTGCCCATTGGACGGAGGGGCACGCACGTCTATCCTCGTGCAAAACAACTTCGTCGATAAGATGCGGGAGCTTGTAAAGCCCCCCGCAGCCGCAGATCCGCCCCCGGCAGAGCCTCCCGCAGATCCGGCACCCGCTCCGGCACCCGCTCCGGCACCTGCCCCAGAGCAATAGCGCGGCACTTCGTGAGGGGTGCCCGGAGGGGTGCCCCTCCTTCTTATACTACGAAATACAACTAGGTCTAAAGCTATGCTGACCACACCGCAAGAGCAGGCAGAGATGCTCCGTAAGGAGCTTGCGATAATCCAAGGGGATCAAGACCCCGCCCGATATGCCAAGAGCAGAGAGGGACTGGTAGCCGCTCGCGAAAGAATGCAGACTGAGTACGAAAACAAACTAGCCTACCTTGACGAACGCATAGCGGACCTAGACAGTAGGCACAACAACGGGCCAGAGTTGATTGCAGGCATTGAGGCCCAGCTAGGTATGCTGCGTGACCGGCAACTAGGCCCTACCTTCGCTAAGCTGCGGGAAGTACAGCGTAAGATGAAGGAGTTAGGCATGGAGGTTGACCTTGCAAAACTTGAAACCCTCAAGGAGGCGGCAGAGTGAGTAGACCTACGAGCTATACAGAGGCCCTAAGGTTCCCGACTACTAAGCCTCTTGACGGGCAGCAGATGGCCTACGCACACCGTAAGCTAGACGGGCACATGCTACAGGTGTCCCGTAACTTAGCGGGGGTGGTTAACTGCTTCACTCGCCAGAAGACGAACATAACAGAACAGGTGCAAAGGTTCGGCTTTGCGGTACCTTTCTGGTCCCTGCCCCACAACACAGTACTTTACGGGGAACTGTGGACGCCCGGAAAGGCTGCCAGTTATACCAAGACGGCACTAAAGGAGCGTGACACCTCCCTAACCTTTACAGCCTTTGCGGCATGGTCTGAGGGTGTAGACCTAGCCCAACTGCCAAAGGCGGAGGACTTCTGCATACGCCTCAAAGTACCCTTTGCTCAATGGTGGTGGAGGCACGAAGTACCTGAGGAGTTGACCCCAGACACTGAGGGCTACGTATGGAAAGACGAGACCTTTGGCCTGTGGTACAAGTGGAAGCCAGTCAAGACAATTGACTTGGTAGTTTCCGGCACCCTTGACGGTAAGGGCAAGCACCTAGGTCTGCTAGGCTCCCTAAAACTGTCTACGTCCTGCGGGACGCCTGTAGGAAAGGTGGGCACAGGGTTAACGGACTTAGAGAGGTGCCTTGACCCTGAGCAGATAGTTGGTAAGGTGGTAGAAGTAGCGTACGACAGAGTTGACTCTAAGGGTAGTCTCAGGTTCCCGCGATTCGTCCGCGTACGTGACGACAAGAGACGTAACCAGTGCCCCCTGTCACAGGACCCTGAACTAAAGGCCTTTCACAAGTAGGACCCAGATATGCCAGAGAATTCATTACGCCTAGGACGTGTGCAGATAGTCCAACTTCTCCAAGACGGGGGCCTTGCACACATACCTGATACCGCACAAGTGGAGTACGAGGTGCCCAGAGGTGGCGACTACTCCGGCATGACCTTGCAGGTTGACGAGAACGAACCAGACACATGGGTAAGGGTACACTGGCCCAATGAAGACACGGTCTACCCGGAGGAGCCACTGGAGTTTACAGAGCAGGAAAGCAGGGACGCCTGCCTAGATTGGCTCCTGTCGATCAGTGCAGCAGTAGAGAAGGGGTGCGATAACCTGCCCTCTGCGGTCCTGTCGGTAGCTGCCAGTGCTGCTAACATGCTCAAAGACAACACCCTAGGCATTACCCCGGAGATGCTCAGGGATACGGTGCGTGCAGTTGCGGACCATACAGACTCCTCTCATATGCAGATGGAGGTAGCTATCCGGAAGTTCAAAGGAGACCCTGATGCAAAGTAACTACCAACAAAAGGCACAAGCCCTACTACAAGCCTACGACGCGGCAGACTCTGACGAGGAGCGGGAGGAGTTGCTGGCCCTGATTTCAGACGAGGACCTAGCCGTCCTTGAGGCTATCGTACAGCAGGCCCAAGGCTCCGTACTCCAAAACTGGGTGCTTGGGCTGCCCTTCATGCAGCAGACTGTACTGCTGACGGCGGTACGTGGTCCTGACGGCTGTCCTAAGTACGGGTCTGCTAAGTTCCTGCTGCGGTGGTTCCGCAGGTGTCTGCTGCTGTCTGCCTTTGACCGTGCAGTAATCGGGGACCCCATTAACACAGGCGGGGGCAGCTTTACGGGACCCTCTACGGCAGGTGTTGTGGAGGACTGGGAGCAGCCCATGCACGAGGTAGTAAGCAACTACCTACGGGACCTTGACGCCATCCCTCACCACTTCCAGCTACACCTACTGCATGCAGCAGAGATCATGGGGTATAAACACCCTGACGAACGTATCCGGGACTGGTGGGACGCTACGTATAGGCGTCTGGTGCGGGACATGCACCTTGTACCTGAAACTATGGAAGCAATGGACGAACGCCTAGGGGATTCTCCCGAAGGGTGGCAGAAGCACGCAGACCCGGCAACACGGGAGTAGGTTATGCAGATGCGTCTGAAGTACGTAGGTGATGACAGGCGGTTTATTGGATGTACCGCCCTAGGTAAAGTGGAGCGGGGCAAGTTATTAGTACAGGTTGACCAGTTCCACAACATGTGGTCCCACGGATGGCACGTTACAGACCACGCAGATTGGGAGCCTGTGCAGTGAAGTACAGGGTATACAAAGGCCATGCAGACTACGGTTGCGTAGAAGCCACTTCTGAGAAGGCAGCTAAGACAATCGTAGCTAGGCGGATACTGCCGCAAGGCTCCCGCCTAGGCCTAAAGATGCTGGAGAGAAGGTTACGTGCAAAAAGGGTCAGCCGATGAACTTCCTAGCAGCCTTGCTGTCTGTCAAATTCGAACCTAGGGACCTGTGGGTAGGTCTGTACTGGAACCGTAAGGACATGTGGACCCACACAGAGACCTACTGGTACCTGTGCCTACTGCCCTGCTTCCCCCTTTCACTGGGTAACCCGTCGTGAAAACAAATAGTGCCCTCTCTTGGTTCGGGTCTGACTCTCAGCACAGGGAGCATATAGCTCGATACTTTGACCATTGCGACAGCGTGACTGTAGGTATGGTAGGCGGAGCCTCTATCATCCCCTGCATGAAGGCCCCTAGGTTGGTGTGCAACGATAAATGCGACCTAGCCTACAACTTCTACAGGTGCGTATCTGACCCTGTACACTTCGCATACCTTGTCAATCGATGCCGGGACACCCTGAACCACCCGGCAGAGTTGCGGCAGGCTATGGTGATCCTCCGCAACCAGTCCGCCTACCGTAGGGAGGAACTGGCGTGGGCCTTTTGGGCCGCTTGCTGGCTTGGCAGGAAGGGTGCAGGAGGTACTGAGAACATGGGCGGCACCGTGTCTGTACGATGGACCCCCGGAGGGGCTAACGCTAGTCGCATCATAACAGTGGCAGACGGCCTCTACGCATGGCGTGACCACTTCAAGAGGTGCGACTTTACTAACCTGTGTTTCCGGCAACTGCTACCGAAGGTTCCCGACAGGTTGGGTTGCGGGCTGTATCTAGATCCTCCGTGGGTAGAGGCGGGCCTGTCGTACCTTCACACCTTTGACGAGAAGGACCATAGGGACTTAGCGGACCTTGTGCAGACGTACGTAGAGACTACCGTACTGCTTCGGTACCGTGACCACCCGTTGCTACGTGAACTCTACCCCTTTGATATGTGGACTTGGGTGTCCCTTGAGTCCCGTACACAGGCCAACACACAGGGCGGGGAGGTCTGGATAATCAACAAGGGCGTAGCGGACCTGCCTGAACACCCCTTTAAGGAGTTGGTAGCGTGATTGCACCCGTTGAAACCAGAGACGTACCGTTTACGGTAACCCTGTATTGCCTTAGGTGTGAGCGTACACACAACGTAACCCTTGATTTGAGGCCTTGCCCGTACCTGACTACGTACACAGAACAGGGCATAGAGCCTTGCGGAAGTGATTGTTTTGCAGTTCAGGTAGAGAGGCAGTCTAGCGGTAAGGGCTGCGCTACGTTCGTGGCCCTTGTTTTGGCCTTTTTGCTAGGGGCGTGGATTTTCTGAATAAAGTGGGTTGACCCCTTGTGCCGATGTCCCTAATATGGGGTCACACAGGCAACGAACACAGGAGGCAGACATGACAGACAGCGAACTGTTCAACGCAGCTATCTCTTACCTAGAAACGAAGTCTAACGAGGTCATCGGGCAGGGTGAGTTAAAGGGTTACATGGGTTGCGACATGCTAGGCCGATGTTCTGCAAATGCAGAGGGTGAGCCCGGAAGCGAACAATACGTTAAAACTTGGGTTGCCACGTATCGTTACGAGTGTGTAGACTTCATCGCAGACCCTGACGCCCCTAACTAAACAACGTCACACAACGCAAAGGACAGAGGTATGTCAGACAAGCTAGTCAACTTTCGGGTAGTCTACCCTTCAGGGTTCGCAGAGAACACAAAACTGAGTTCTAACGAACTCAAAGCGGCTGTAGAGTCAGCTAAGCGGGGCCATGAAGGACAGAGTACCGTGGAGCATAGCGATTGTGGAGCCTACTGCACGGTGACTTTGTTATGAATGAACGCCCCACGTTAGAGGTTGTCAAGTTTCACCCCTCAGGACGCATGACTCGTAAAGTACTCTCAGAGGGTCACCAGTTCATAGGATGCGGACTGTCGGATGGGGAGGCCCCCACTTTGACGGTGCATGCCCCTCAAGACAAGTACAATGCACACTTCAAACTAGTGATGTCAGTAGATGAGGCTGAGCGCGTGGCCTCCAGTCTGCTGGAATACGCACAACGCGCAAGAGAGAGAAGCAAGAATGCTAGTTCTGTCAAGGAAGCCGGGGGAGCGTATCATGATAGGTGACGATGTCACTGTAACTATCGTACGCATCGGACCCAACAACGTACGCATCGGGATTGAAGCCCCGCGTACGATGAACATTGTACGGGAGGAGTTGCAGGAGCCCCCTGCACGAGTGGAGCAGCCAGCATGAGGCCTCTAGACCGAATGCACTTGATTGCAGGTATGCTGTCCTTGTCCGCAGGTGTGGATACAGGCAGAAGGGCAGTTTCGGCACCCTCAAAAGGTCCCCGCCCGTGCATACAGTGTAAGCACCTACACTCCCACAATAACTCATTCTGTTCGGCGGATTGCTGCCGTGCATACAAGGCGGCAAAAATGACCCATCAAAGGATAGGAGCTATAGGCGGGCAAACCTCCCCCGTCCCCTTTCTGCCAGACCCTAAGCTCCTAGGGGTGTGGCACTTCCTGCAACTTCCGGACCTTGAGTACGTGGGCCAAAAACCTACGCTCAAGGTACCGGAGGCTGCTGAACCTGAGCCTCACGAACACGAGGAACCGCCGATAGAGGATCCTATGTGCGTTGAATGTGCAGAGAGGCTATCAGACCACGTCTATGCAGACGGTGCGTGGGTGTGCCCTCACCCGAAGCACATAAACCACTACGGACTGTGGCGCAGCCCACTAGAAGAAGACTACATGCCAGACCCAGAGGCAGGCCCCGGTGTAGGGGTGTCTAGCTGGTCTGTCGAAACTACGTTTACACCTCTTGGAGTGTACCGTGCTGACTCCCCATAACCATGACAACCAATGCACCTTTGAACTCTTGCGGGACATAGCGGGACTGCTAGTGTCTATGGAGGCAGGTACAGAGATTACCTTGCGTATTCAAAGGCACACACCAGACGCCAACCCAGAGCTACTCAGCACGCAATCTAGCCACGCCATGCGGTGCGGACCTGCAAAGATAGCTAACGCCATGAAAGAGGCGTATTACTCAGACCCCTTTGAGGACGAAGTGCGGCTAGGAGCCTCAGTAGAGGCATTCACGGAGGCTGAGGAAGACGCCTACCCGTACGGGGCACTTACAAAAGAGATGCCGCAGGGTGTGGAGTTAGATGCAGGCGGCATCGTGGCACCCTTCAAAGGCGGGTATCTGTGGGCGTTTAAGTTGTGCGATACCCGCAACGCCTTTCTGAACACTCACGGAGGAGTAAGGTGCAGGTCTAACGGAGAGCCTATCAAGTACGTGCCGGAGGTAGATCCCCGTGCCAAAGATTAAGCAAGAGAGTTACAAGGTGGGCGGGGAGGACTTCGTCTGCATCTACAAGGTGGACTCTAGCGGTACGTTCTCTTGCAACGTACCTGCGGGCCTTACTCGTGATCTCAAGATAGACAAAATTGAAGGGCGAATGACAATGGCGGGACGCCTGCGTATTGTACAGCCTGCGGACATAAGGGCAGAGGATGCCTAAGACTGAAACGCAACGTACGCGGGCACTGTGTGAGCAGCTTGTAAAGCACAATACTACCGTCTTTGCATGCGTCGCGCAGAAGATGCAGGCCCCCGGATGGCCTGACCGCTTCCTGTCACATACCAAGTGGCGGGGGTGGGTAGAGTTCAAGAACCCTAAGACCCCATTGACGACGGACCAGAGGTTGATTCTGCGGGCACTTAGGAAGGCAGACCCATTCTCTGCGTACGTGGGGCGGTTCTTGTCAGATACAGAGTTGCAGTTTGAGGATGAGGAAGGTAACGTACTGTTTTCACTACACGCCCAGACGGTGCGGGGATTGGCCCGCCTGTTCTTGGGACTGCCGGAGGAAGGTTAGATGCAAGAAGACCTAAACGCATGGGCGGAACGCCTACAACAACTTGCCGCAGACTTCGTAGCGTTGCAGAACGCGGGAGCGGAGGACCTAGACGACTTCTTCTCTGAGTTGGTACTTCAGGACTCTACAGGCAACCTTGAGGAGTTGTCCGCGTACCTGCATCACGGTTGCGAGTATGTGCCAGAGGATGATCCACTAGACCCAAACTAGCGGTACAGGGCCTCCCTGAGGATTCGTGATTCCTAACCATTAACCAACGGGGGATTGCATCAATGCTTCCTAAGAATCACTCACTCACTAGCCAACCCCTTGGGGAGGTCCTTACTTTACATATACCCGAAGGCTTAGCCGCAACCTTCGGGTTTTCAAAAGTCGGCTCACAGGAGGCAGCTATGCTGTTTGCAGAAGAGACCCACAAGGGTAAGGTGATGCAAGTTACAGGCAACCCCATAGAGGTTGCGTTCTTTTACTCGTTTTGGCAGTCTAAGCTGTGGAGCGGCTGGGAGGGTCACGAACAGCTAGGGCAGGATGGGGACCAAGCTACGCGGCAACACAGTACCGTGATTGCCGACATTAAGGAAGGTAAACCCCTTCTGCTGGAGGACGGTAGCGCCCTGTTCGAAGACGCCTGCAACTTTGCAGTAGGTACCTGCCGCAAGCTAGGTATTGAGGTTGAGGTTGATCGACTAACGTAGTCTCATTCCTGATGCTACCTGTGCGTGCCGCACGGGATAGGGGGCAGGGCAGCTTGTTGGTACGGAGGTCCCAGCAAAGCCCCGGTATCAGGCACGGGCGCAAACTGTACACGGTGTGCAAGTTGGGTATCGGGTGGCTTGAGAATGAAGCCCTACGCCTAGCTGTACTTCTATACCAAGCGTAGAGGTATCGGGTTCAACTCCCGTTGTGTCCGCTAACCTAGGGAGTGACTTATGGAAAAGTGGCTTAGACGCCTCACCGTACTCTGTGGTGAGATATCAGAGATTGACGGAGAAGACGACTTTACACCTGAGGGCATGCACGCAGGGCTTGTGGCTCTGTTCCAGACCGATGAGTATGGTTATGCACACGCCACCCTTGAAGCCTTGCAACGGGCTCAAGCGGAGGCTGCCCGATGGTTAGACGACGGGTCAGGTTGTGATTCTGAGGAGCATTACTAGTGGCAGACTCAACGGACTATAGACGCGCGGTGCATGAGGCAGCCGCAGCGTTTAGACAGGCCTACGACTTTGAGGCCAACAGTATTCTCTGTACGGAGGAGTTTACTCTTGACATGGTTGCGGCTATGGTCAAGGCGGGCTACATCCCCATGTCTCAGGCAGCTAAGGTAGAGCAAGCCTTCGGCTACCGTATCGTTGAGGTCCCACCTAAGCGGGCAAAGCTCCTCAAAGGCAAGCCCTTTGTCCTTGGCTTCGTCGCACACCCGGAGGATGGCGTCTAATGGCACTGATGCAGTACACGGAGACCAACGACGGAGGGTGTATAGTCAGCAAGGGGGCCTATGCGGATTGTGCTTACCAAGGCCAACAAGGACAGACTGACGGAGCTTCTGACCGGGCAAAGAGCGGCACCAGAGGAGCAGGCACGCAAGGAGTGTCCCGTTTGTGCTGGGTGGGGGTGCCCCCGGTGGTTGTAGGTCCTGCGGCATACCTAGCATGGGTGGTTAGGCCACTGAATCGGGGACGGACGGGGCACGGAGGCTCCTACCCGTCTTTGACTTGTGGGACATAAGTGTCCAATGGACTACGTTTTTCTGAGATCGGTTATAGGGTGGAAAACCAAGTGCATACCAACATCCTGTGTCTCCATATATCAAGTACTTCAGGCCCAAAAGGCCTTTGAGCAACAAATAGCTTGATACAGGGAGTATTAGAGCTATAACCGTTTTGAGGAAATGTTACTTTGTTGGACAGTTATGTCCTGAGATGAGCATTGAGGTAGCGATTATGGACCCAATGGAGTTAAAACCCCCTAGGCGTGAGGGCAGGCCACGGCATATCCGTCGATTAGAGGCCCGTCTGGCTGCTATTCCTGAGGACGGTAAGTGCCGGGTCTGTGGGTCTATTATCACGGTCTCCCGTTCATGGGTCATCGGCAGACACCCAAAGGGGCCGGTCTGTCGTTCCTGCTGGTTCAAATTCAAAGAGGTCAACAAGCCATGAGTAAGCTGTTAGCAGCCGTCAGAAAAGAGGCAGGTAAGCCCACGTATCTAGGGGAGTTGCACGAAGCCCTAGGCATGACCTATGAGGCCCTAGACGAAGAATTAAAGGCCCTAGCTGAGCAGGGTCTAGTAGAGTGGTACGGTCGGGCACCTACGTCTATAGGTTACGGGGAGATCCGCCCAGACGTGTACGCGGTTAGGGCACTGGGAGGGTCTATGGTGTGGGAAAAGGAGCCCAGTTGCTACACCTGCGGTAATCAACGATTGTGCAAGCTATGGCATGATTTGCAGAAGTTGCGCAATGACCACCTACCCATGCTTAATACTGAGAACGGAGAGGAGCCCAACTGCGTAGAGGTAGTGGCCTCTATGGCTCGTGCCTGCAAAGAGTATGCTGAGGTGGCACAGTGAAGGACCCTAGGGCATGGTTCGAAGCACAGACCCCCACACACCCAAGCAGTCATAACCGCAGCAGGCATGGCAGCCGCAGACCTACCTGTACCCGAAACCACTTCCCAACCTGCAAGAGAGTGTCTACCGAATTGTCCGTTTTGTGCTAAACTGACTTGACCCCTTGTGCCGACTTTGTACAATGGGGTCAGTCAGAGACAACCAGCACAAAGGACAAGGGCATGCAGTACATCTACTCTTGGAGTACAAAGAAAGTAGCAGCGGGATTTGAAGGTAGGGCCACCCGCATGGAACACAAGCAGCACGGCAAGGTAGAGGTAGTGTCCTCTAAACTGTTTTCGACACGGACAAAGGCTAAGACATGGGCACAACGCCAGACACGGATCAACAAGAGATCAGCCTAGTTGAGTTTGATTGCGTCACCTTCAACCCTTACGGTAAACCTGTCCCTGCACGGGTAGTGGGGGTAAGGTTCGTAGATACTTTCGGACAGGCGGACCGCCGGGTCTACTACCATCTAACAGGTACCTTACGTACCAAACCCCTCACCACTACGACCACAGGTAAGAGTATAGAGCAGTCCCTGTTCTACTCTGTTTCTAAAGGACTACAGTAATGCAGATTTACGTAACCCTGACCGTTGCCGAATTCCACGCACTGGAACAAAAAGCAGGCATCCCGTTCTCACGAGCCCTTGACATGCACAAGGTCAAGCACACCCCGGTAGAGGGCCTTGAGTCTGAACCCGCATCTATCGACACCAACCAGACCCCTGTATCATTCGTCCTTGAGTATCGCGCAGGGGACGGCTGGGTAGGCTACTCCTCACCTGTCCGCTATGGTTCGTCTGAGTTCCAGACAGAGGCGGACGTATGCCGCATGCGGGGGGACAAGATGGCGGACCAGCTAGTCAACTGGTTGGCATCGTCCTTTGACGGGTGTGCCGCACTATGAGCAGGCAAGACGCACAGAGGGCACAGTGCAAGCTCAACCACCCCAAAGGCTCAGAGGCGGGCGGGTGTCCGTGCCGTTACGCCTCTGATTGCCGATTCCCTGAGATACGGGCCAGCAAACTAGGGCCAGAGATGGGCATGCCTGAAGCCCCTAAGGCCTGCGTCTGCAAGAGGCCCCTACCCATTCACGGTCTGACAATTTGTCCCATTTGCGGAGGTCTCAAAGGATGAAACACGCCCCACCCGTCCACTGCTGGCACTGCCACAAAGACGTTACGTTCTCAGAGGCTCCTGCCGATAATGCGTGGAGGTGCCCAGATTGTGGTAGGCTTTCCGCTACCCCTCTTTTCAAAATGGTCAAAAAGGACACCCCGCCCAAGGTTGACAGGCAAACCAGCGGCAACTACTGTTACTAATTCGTGCCTCCGTGGCAGAGGCGAAACCAACAAATACGAGGTCAAAATGGTACAGATACGTAACTATGACTCCGCTGCGGCTGGGCGTAGACCTAGGCACGGGGGCTATGTAGAAGTAGCCCGCGAACACTCCGCAGAGAGCCCGCAGACTGAGCAGGACAACGTACCTGCCGGGTACGGTTCGTGGGAGGAGTGGATGGCAGAGCGGGTGGCGTCTGAGACAGGCCCTAAAGCCCCCAGGTACACCTCAGACAGGCCAAACCCGTCGAACTCTCCAAAGTCTGGAATAGAGCGGGCTGTAAGGGCGTGGCAGGGCGTAGTAGCCGAAGCTAACAGGCTTGCTGTTAAGGTAGATGAGGCTTGGGAGGCTGCGGGCCTTCCGACGCAGCAGGAGACCCTATGGACTCCGCCCACACCTCCAAGCCAGACCGATGACGGTAAGGCGTGGGTGATGCGTGGGTGTGAATGCTGCGGCACCCTTACCAAGTTCGTGGAGAAGAAGAACGAAGGGGAGATGGTTGTAATGGGTTGCACTATGTGTGAGCCTCAACGCTTGCACTTAGTCTCTAAGGAACAGACCCACAGACTACTGCTGCCGGACAACTGCAACTGCTCCTCAGAGAGGTACTGCCCAGTCTGTGACGGAGGCCTAGGGTTCTGCGTAGTGTGCAAGGGTGGAGAGCAGCAACTAGCGGACCACTCATGCCAACAGAGGCTAGACGGGGCGGGTAAGGATGAGTAAGCTCCGCAAAGAAAAGGTAGCCTGTCACGTATGCCCCGGAGACGGTGAGATACGTAGGGGCGGACGTGTCATACGCTGCCCGTACTGCAAAGGGAAGGGGTACCGCTACGTGTTTGTGGACAAGGAGGGTCAGCGATGACGCTACGGTTTATCAAGCTGCTACTCAAGGCCCTAACCACCCCTCAAGCCCTTGAGCTACTTCGATACCTAGTAGAGGTAGTAGTGCAGACGGAGCCCAGCGCATACCGCGTAGGCGTGACCGTAGAGGGCGGAGGCCAGACGTTCACAGGCAAGCCACGTAAGCCCAGCATTGTGGCACAGGCACAGGCCCTAAACAGCCTCAAGGCACTGGGCTACGCCTTCTCCGTGTCAGATGAAGAGTGGGTAGGGGCCTCTAAGGCGAATACTGTCAGGTGGCAGCCCTTGAAGGCACGTCTGTACGTGTCCAACGTAGAAGGCACCGTCTACAACGTCTCAAGGTGCGAGACGGTAGAGGGCCTAGTAGACCACTGCAAACGGCTGCGGATCTTTGACCCTATGCCTGAATTCAAAACAGAACTACAGCAGGTGCCGTGGATACCCTACCCTGAGCCTAAGCAGCTACCTAAGCATGGAGGTAACACATAGAATGCCTACCATGTCAACGGAGGACTGGGCATGGCTTGCAGAGAACTACGACCGTATGCGAAACATGGTATCCCGTGTAGCTACAAACCTTGCGGACGAAGCATGGGACGAAGTACTACGCAAGTACCCACGGCTGCTGGAACTCTTCGACCCTGACTATGGCGTACCCCTAGACGCATACCTATACACACAACTCAAACGATACGTCATCAAGTGGTTGATGGCCCGGTCTGCGAAGAAGGCCAGACAAGAACCGCTGCCCGATGAGGTACCTACAGGGACGGGTATCAACCTAAGTGCCGTAGATGTCTACGAACACCTAAGGCCCGGAGAGGAAGAAACACTACGCATACATCTAGAAGGGGTGACGGCTAGGGAGCAGGCAGGCAGTGCCTCAGTGAACGCACGACGTGTGCGAGTATTGTTAAACCGCCTAAGGCTAGACCTGTCGCATACCCTCTTACTGATAGCGGAGGACGAAGACCCTAGGACACTGTCCCTTATGGGCTTTAAGTGGCATACAAGGACCTCCGATGCGGTGGAGGCCCAGACTTGGGACCGTCACGACCTCGTAATCGTTTGCGGTGCCACATACGCAAATGAGTTAGGCGTCCCAAGTCTTGGGCACCCTTCCTTCCTTGAGTACACCCGCAAGCAGTGGCTACCTATGCAAGGCTACGCACGGGCTAAGCTAGCGGTAGTACTTCCTAGTACGCGGTCTAACTGGTGGCAGGCCCCTCTTGTTGCGGAGTTTGCTAAGGAGGAAGTCAGCACATGGGCAGAAGGTGAGAGGCGGTTCCTATGAAATGGATACGCAAAAGGCAACGTCAGCTACGTCTGGCGTTCGATGTCATCGAACATGCGGATAGCTGGGCGCGTATCGTGTTCAAGTCGCAGCTAATCGTACTGCCCCTAGCCCTGTGGAAGCTAGCAGACCTCCTGCGGTTGTTGCTTAGTGCCTGTTAGCCGTGTCAGGTGCGCCACCTCTAGATCACCCCCGAAGGTGTCAGGCCAAACGAAAGAAGGGGCCTTGCTTTCGATGGGCGTTGAAGGGTAAGCAGTACTGCCAATTTCATGGAGGACGTAGCGGCAACTCCTCCCTAGTGAGCCTAAAGACCTTGCCTTCCTTTTACGGACAACAACTAGGACCTACCCTCAAGGTATATCTGGAGAAGAGTCTAGACCTAGACCCCTCTGAGCAGTTGAGCGTACTGCAAGAGCTAGGGCTAATGCGGCACAGGGCAACCTCCGCCGTAGGTCTATACTCTGCCGCAGTGGAGGCTCTGAGCGGCAAGGATACAGACACAGCACGGGAGGCGGTTTCATCGGCAGCGGATATGATGGCCTCTGCCCTGAGAGACGTAGCAGAGATGGCTAGGGTAGCCAGCCTCATAAGGGCCTCTAATGATGACAAGATAGACGCAGCAGGGCTAAACGTCTTCATACAGCAAGTACTACGTATCATCTTCTGGCATCTTGGGGACCACCCCGACATAGCGAAAGCGATAGAGCGGGACATGAGAGAAGAGATACGTATGCCGGTCACGAAAGGCACCGCCCCTACCCCTGCGGAGGTTGCGGCAGACATCGTGGAGATTGACAACCAGTTTGTATAGCGGGCTGCTACACTAACTACGCGGGAATTGATGAGTAAGCACCACACGGTAACCTTTTATGAACTGACAGTACCTAACGCGGGGTCTGCATCCTTCACACTGCCCGATTACGCGGATAAGAAGGCGGCAGGGTACGTACTGGCGGCAGTGTCAGCCTGTCACCAGTTCGGGGACAACGAACACAGGTGGCTTACCGCCGACTGGCGAGGGGTCAACAGGTCTCACGGCTTCGTTGTCTACTTCGTTGAGGCTGCCACCCCGGCGAAGCATGAGATAAGGCTGTCCTCAATCGGCAATTCCGCAAAACAACGTAGGGCACGCCTGCGGGTAGAGTGGATCAAACCAGAGCTAATCATTCAGATAGGGGCGTAGACGTGGCTAAGTTCAGGTGCAAGAGGTGTAGGTGCAGCACGGAACACTACAGACCCTCCGTTAGTCACGCCTTGCACCTGATACTGACCCTGCTAACCTGCGTATGGGGCATGGTCTGGCTATGGTTCCTTGTGTTTACGCCTCAGTGGCGGTGCGCCAACTGCGGAAAGTAGCACCATGAAGCGTAGGCGTAAGCCTCTAACACCTGCGTGGCACGACCTACGCAAGCACAAAGAGCAGGAACAAGCATGGTGGTCTAAGCACCGCTTCAAAATCCTAGCCTGTGGGCGAGGGTCCGGTAAGTCCATGCTGGCTAAGCGGTTCATATCGCGGGCCTTGCCGGTAGAGCATCCCTGCCCACGCCCCATGTACTTCTACGCCCTACCTACTTACGCTCAAGCTAAGCGGGTAGCGTGGAAGTCTCTAAAGGAGCTAATCCCAAAGCGGTGGATAGTAGGCAGGCCCAAGGAAGGTGAACTCATAATAGAGACCATCTTCGGTTCTGAGTTGCACGTAGTGGGCCTAGACAGGCCTGAGCGAATTGAGGGCAACCAGTGGGCAGGGTGCGTGATAGACGAGTCATGCGACATACACCCCGATGCCTTCAACCTGTCGGTACTACCTGCCCTGTCGGAATGGTCCGGCTGGTGCTGGCGTATTGGGGTACCCAAAAGAGTAGGGCAAGGGGCGGCAGTCTACAAGAAGGCTTTCTTCACCCCTGATCCCGATACGTTGCAGCTTACGTGGAAGTCTTCAACTATCCTGACTCCGGAGAAGTTGAAGTATGCGAAGGGCAGCCTAACAGCAGAGGACTACGCAGAGCAGTACGACGCATCATGGGAGTCTGCAAAGGGTGCCATCTTTTATGCGTTCGACGAAACCCTAAACACCAACCCTAACAGTGTCTACTATCCCAATAAACCCATATACGTAGGTTCGGACTTCAACGTAAACCCTATGTCATGGGTACTGGCTCACAAGTTCGGCGATACCCTACACGTATTTGATGAGGTGTGGATACGCAACACCAACACACCTAAGACCCTTGACGCACTACACCGCAGGTACCCCCTACATACAGCAGGCTGGGGCTTCTTCGGTGACGCATCGTCAAAGGCCCGCAAGACCTCTGCCTCTCAGTCTGACTACCTGCACATTGTCAACGATACACGGTTCGTAAATAAGCGAGTCATCTACCCAAGTGCCAACCCTGCCGTAAATGACCGGTTCGCTACGTCTAACGCTCTCATGTGTAATGGGCTGGGCGTGCGTAGGCTCTTTGTGAATCCTAAGTGTGTCAAGCTCATTGAGGATCTGAATACAAGGGCGTGGAAACCGGGTATTATGACCCCTAACGATAAGGGAGATACCGGGCATATTTCAGACGCCTTAGGCTACCTTATCTGGGCAGTGTTTCCCCTCCCAGTCAACGCACACGAAGCTACCCCCGCTGTCCACTTGGAAAGCTACTAATGCCCGAATATACTGGACCACAGATAGCCGTACATGCGGGCGCGGCACAGGACAGCCTTTCTACAGGGTCTCTGCAAGAGCATGAACTACTTGAACTACACTGCCACCCCACAGTACGACTAGCCCGGCGTCTATACACGGGCATCATGGCCTCTGCCCAGTGGTCCGTTGAGGTTAGCCAGAACAGTAACGTAGACTCTGAGCTTCTGGAGAGGGCACAGGAGCTAATCAGCCGTCAGCTAACCCCTATACGTTCCCACTTCATCAAGACCGCAGCCCGTGGGTGCGTTATGAGAGGTTGGCGGGGCTATGAGGTAGTGCTTGATACGTCCTCCGCTGAAGAGTGGCAGCTACGTAAACTAAAGCCCCTTACACATGGTCAGACGGACATACTAGTCAATGAAGACACGGGGGCCTTTGAAGGTTTCAAGCAGCCCGCACCGCCCAACAGCAGTAAGGATGAGATACGCCTAGCTACTGACGAGTGCCTACTAGTCAATCTAGACGTAGAGGGCACGGACTGGCGGGGGGAGTCCGCCTACGAATCAGCGGTAAGGCCTTGGAGAGCATGGAACAAAGTAGAGAAGGCAGCCCAAAGATATGACGAGAAGGTAGCCGGGGCCTTCTGGGTGATCCACTACCCGCTAGGGCAATCCCTAGTAGATGGGCAGATGGTCAACAACTACGACATAGCCGTAGACCTTGAGAAGAAGCTGCGGGCCTCAGGCTCTGTCATCGTGCCTAAGTCGATGCAAGACACCCTCTTTGAGATGAACGAAGGGGGCAAGGGCAAAAAGGACCATACAGACTGGATTATTGAGCTAAAGTCTGACACAGGCTCTGCACAGTCACACTTTTCAGGACGGCAGAAGTACCACGACGTTAACATGGTGCGGGCCTTCGGGTTCACAGAGAGGTCTATACTTGAGGGCGAGTTTGGAACCAAGGCAGAGGCAGGGGAGCATGCAGACCTAGCCATCACCCTGATTGAGCAAGACCTAGCCTCATTGATTGAGCAGCTTAACTGGCACCTAGTCAACCGACTATTGCGGTACAACTTAGGTCAGTCTCTTGAGAACCAAGTCTACATAATGCCCCAGCCTATCATTGACTCAGATAGGGCCTTCTTGCGGGAAGTCTTCAAGGCGGTACTGGCTGGCGAGTTCGGAGACGAACACGTAGACAACATAGACGCAGACGCTATGCGGGACAGACTAGGGGTACCTACGAAACCCGCAGAGACCGAACCTGACCCAGAACCAGCGGAATAAGCATGGATGCCCTGTTAGCAGTAGACCCTACGACTATGACCATAGGCGGTGCCGTGGCAACCGCCCTAGTGGGGGCAATCAAGATACTTTGGGGACGTTTGGAAGCTCACAACAGGGCCAACATAAAGGCTAAGGAAGACTGTGAAAAAAGGTATGCTAAGGCAACCAAAGACCTACTCAGCGTGCAGCAAGAAGTAGGGGAGGTGAAGCTGATAGCCTTAGGTCACGATCAGGCCCGCAAGGACCTTATGTCAGGGTCTTGGGTCAAATCCTTATCTAAAAGCACCTTGGAGGAGCTAGCAAACATAGACGTAGATGACGAGTCTGCGATGGAAAAGTTAAAAAGCGCACAAGATGAAGCGGAATAGGTACTCTTAGCCTGTTCCGTCCAGTTCCCGAGAATGGAGACCCTGTGCCATGCAGATACGTATCGACCAAGAGAAGCTAACCGCCTACCTCAACTCCCGCATTGACATCCCCTACCTGCCAGAAACGGCAGAGTACGTGGTCTTCGGGGAAGCAGTGGCGGCATGTGCGAAGGCAGCAGCCCAAGCAGTGGCCAGTCTACCCGAAACCGTCGATTTTATTACCGTCGAAGACGTAGAGTAGAGGTCCGCAGGGCCTGTACTAAGATCTGAGCAAGAGGGTAGAGCTATGCTAGCTAAGGTAGGTGGTTCACTGCTGCTAATCACTGCGGTTGTTGTGGGGTTCTGGCCCCATATCAAGAACTGGCTGCAATCTCGCAAGCCTGCCCTCTCTGAGGACGTACTGATTCAAGAGGAACAGGTACCGGATGAGGTAGCGTGGTGCTACTTCTTGGCAGAGCGTGCAAAGGACGCAGGCAACGGCACAGCAGTTGCCCTTGCCCAGAAACTGCTGATTGAGTTTACGAACATGCCAGAGACCGTAGAGCAGGTACCCGGCAACATCGATGACATTGAGGTAGAGTGATGAGACGAACCCTCATAGCCCTACTACTTGCAGCAGGAGGTGCCCTGCTACTGTTCGGGTTCTCGCAAGACCTGCAAGGCCCTGCCCCTGAGGTGGAGGAAGGACAGGTAAGCCTGTCGCCCTTCTCCGCCGAAGTAGGGAAGCTGGTAGAGGAGCATAGCCTAGAAGATAGGCAGGCCTTATACGGTAAGTTCATGGCGTTGAGGGATTGGGTAGAGCGTACAGAGGTAGGCAACTCTTCTCAGGTGGACCAGATATACGGGGAGGCCCGTATAGGTGTGTCCGTTCCGGGTTTAGGTGCCCTTGTTGAGAAAGAGGCAAAGACCCGCGAATTAAAGCAGCCTCTGCCGCTGGAGGATGTACGGAAAGAGTGGGTAGCCTTCTTTGAAGAAGCGGCACTAGGAGTGCGTCATGGACTACCCGCAGGGATACGTGAGGAATGAGAAAGAGATAGGCGAGTTCTTAGCCGGTCTCAAGCATCCAGTATTTGCCCAAAGTGGTACCTCTATCAAGGGGTCAGGCAGGGGCAAGGTCATAAAGACGTGGAAAATCGTCAAAAGGGTGGTAGGTAGGCACCTACTGCTGGACCAGAAGCGGGTAGGTAGCTGCGTAGCCTTCGGTCTGGCAGGTGCGGGCAACTCTCTAAGGTGCAACCGCATCCTCCTAGACAAGACGGGAGAGGAGTTCAGAGCCTCCCTCTGTCCCGAATACTTCTACGGGCTGGCCCGTATTGAGATAGGCAGGGGCCTGATAGGCTCTGGTGACGGTGCAATACCTGCCCACGCCATACAGGCCTACATCAAGTATGGCTCTCTACTACAGATGAAGTACGGCAAGTACGACCTAAGCACCTACAATGAGGAACTCTGCCGGAAGTGGGGAGCTACTGGGGTACCTGATGACCTTGAAGAGATCGGCAAGGAGCATCCCCTAATTACAGCTACGCAGATGGGCAGCTTTGATGATTGCCTAGACGTGTACGCTAACCGGGGAGTGTGTACCTTTGGGTCCAGCATGGGCCTAAGTAATCGCAGAGACAAAGACGGCTTCGTAAGGTGGTCAGGTACTTGGCAACACCAAATGTATGGAATCGGGGCACGCGATGACGGGAGGCCCGGTATTCTAATCATGAACTCATGGCCTGCGGGCTGGTGTAGCGGGCCTCTGCCTGACGACATCCCGCCGGGGTCTGCTTGGGTACCTGCTCAAGACATAGACAGAGCGTGCCGTGAGGGTGACTGTTGGGGCTTGATTGAGGCGGAAGGTTGGAAGCCTAACGCCATAGACTTCACTGATTGGGATGAGACCTAACTATGCGGCACTTTCTAACGCTTTTGATTCTCGTAGGCTTTGCAGGGTGTGACGGACTGGACCCAGAGCCTGCGGTAGAATGGGATGACGGATGGGCGCAAGCTCATGCCCGCGCAACATACCTCATTCTGGAGACCCAGATACAGGACGCACCTACGGACCAAGACGGGGAGGACGGACCTTGCTCAGATTGTGGAGGTAGGGGCGTGGTCGGAGACCACAACGTACCCTGTACGACGTGCGGAGGCACGCCTGTATCTGCTCTTTTCTCAGTTGAGGACCGGCTACCTAGGTTGCTAGTGTTTAGTGCAAACTGGTGCCCGCCCTGCAACGCCCTGAAGACGCAAGTAATCTACCGTATGGGGCCTAAGTGGAAGGTAGGGGGAACGTCCAAAGACGACATACAGGTAGTTGACTGCTCACAGACGGACGGGGAGCTTGCGGCGGAGGAGTTCTACGGAATTGACATACCTGCACTGCCCCACGTAGTTATATGGTGGGCAGCGGAGAAGCACATAGTCTACGATAAGGAGAAGCACGGGCCTCTGGAGAAGCCTAGCCACCTGTCCGCATTCTTCAACTCACAGGTAGCAGCCACACGCATAGCTAAGGTATCAAAAAGCCTGCCTCAGCAACTCATAGCGGAATTGCACAGGGTGACCAAGACGCAGCTACCTATGAGCGGCATCGATTTGGACGTATCAGACAAGACCGAAGGCGTACCTGAGATATTGGCAGCCCTAGCCTCTGGGACGTATACACCGGCAGAGGGCGTAACCGTCTCTGCAGAGTCTGGGGGCAACCTATACCCTACTCGTACCACCTCTACGGACACGCACGTACGCCTACACTTTGATCAAAGACCCACCGTTAAGGCCAAAAAGTGGCTGTTGACACTCAATACTACCCTCCAATGGGTGGACATCTCAAAGGACGGACGTAGGGCCAACGTGTCCCTAAAGAGGTTCCCAGACATAAGCCTGTCGCTATGAGTCAATACCTACGTATGTGCAGTGAGGACCACCCCGAATACGTAGGTAAGGAGGCGGTGTGCCGTGACTTTGCAGCCCACCACTCCACTGAGTACCTGCGCAGGCACGGTATAGGGCGTATCAACAAGCGGCACATGAGACGGCAGGTATCTGCTGGAGTATCCGCAGACTATAAGGCCTTCCGTCAGGACCCCAAAGTCTACGAAGGCAGCCCTAAGCTACTTGAAGAGACCTATAGGGGGTCCTTTGTGGCTAGAGGCTTTATACTGTCCCTCATCAGTGCAGTGTTCATCAACATTTTGGCGAAAAAGATTAGCGCCTACATTCTGAAGAAGTGGCAAGAGGCATGACCAACTACGCAGCACAGTACCTGTTTTTCGGTAACGATCTGCTGGACTTGCCTGCGGACACCGCAGCGGCAAGGGCAGGTAAATCGCTAGGCTGGTCGGTAGACGGTACAGCGTTAGAGAACAAAGACGAGGTAGACCTATCTTCCTACCTGCCTTCGGACGGCACTGCCCCGCTTACTGGATCTTTAGAGGTTCGGAACGGAGCCACACCCGTAGCCATCTCCACTTACGGCAGTTACACGGACGCAAGTAACTACGAAAGGGTTCGAGCGTATGGGCAAATGGGAGGTAACTTCCGCCTAGCCGTCGAAGCTGCGGGTACCGGGGTCCAACGTGCGTTGGAGGTAGACGTAGGGGCAACGCATAGAGGTAGATTTGGGCCTCTGGGAGCTTCGGAAGTAGGCTACACCTCACACCATCGCACGACTTCCGGCTACTCCTTTGTAGACGGCTACCCTGCCATTTATGGGTCCGGCTCCGCTATATGGCAGTGGACTAACGTAGGCGACTTTGTACCTTCCGCTTCCGGAATCAGGGACATAGGCTCTGCCACTAAGTTGGTAGATAACATCTATGCCAACACGTACCACGGGGACGGCTCCAACCTAACAGGGGTAGAGGGTACAGACTTTACCCAGCCTCTGGAGTTGGGAGACTCAGGTGTAACTGACGGGGAGCTTAGATTTAACTTAGCCAGTAATGCCAACCAAAAGGGAATGTTGCGAGCTTCTACGTACGGGTGTACGTTGTGGTCTGGAGTTAATAGCGATTGGGATACCTTTGAAGCTATAGAACTAGGTCTAGGAGGCCTAACCTTCAGGAATGCAGGTAGGTTACAGTGGTCGTCTACTGGGGGGGCCTCTGGGGTTACAGATTTAGAGCTACGTAGGGACGCTGCCGACTCTATGGCACAGTACAGAGGTGCGAACCCTCAAAGCTACGCACTGTACGGCACGCACACAGACGCCAGCAACTATGAACGTATACGAAGCTATGCCCAGACGGGAGGTAACTATGTAATTGACGTGGAAGCGGAAGGTACAGGAGTGCAGAGAGGGTTGGAGATAGGTAGGGCCTCCAGTGTAACCGGTAGGTTAATCTTCTCGTCCAACGGCGACACGAGTTTCGCGCACGCTAGCAATACAGACTGGTTCAATCTGGAGAGGGATAGATTTTTCGCGGTAGGTACAGCCAACGGTACAAACGCCAAGCAGCTAACAGGAGGTGCTGCGGAGGTATTGTTTACCCCTTCATCAACGGCAAGGACCCCCCTAGCTGTGGGCGGCATAGCTGGGCAGGCAGCGGACCTATTCAAGATTAGGGACGACTGGACCAGTAACGGTACCGACATACTGAATGTAGCTCCGGATGGGCAGGTGTCCCTGCACAGAACAAGCAACCAGCTAAAGTTAGGTCCGGGGCAGTTCGGATACGATTGGACATTCGGTGCTGTGGCTAATAGGTTCCAAATGACAGGCTATGCCAACTCAAACCTAGCTTTCTATACCTTTACAGGCATGGAGGGCCTATCGATTAGGGGCACCCGTGAACTTGCGTATGGGATAGCACCTACCACAGGAGGTCATGCGGATGTAAGGCTGTATCGTGATGGTGCCAACCAGTGGGCTATGCGTAATGCAACTAACGCCAATAGCCTAGCCATCTACGGTACGTACACAGACTCTAACAACTACGAACGCCTTCGAATGTACGGGCAGACGGGCGGTGACCTTGTCATTGCTAGTGAGGCAGCAGGGACAGGAATTAGAAGAAGCCTTAAATTAGACTCTAGTACAGTCCTAGTAGGAGATCTTAACAGTGCTACACTGGCTTTAGGAGGTACCTCGCACAGTATAAGACACTCTTCTGGAGGGGTAGTTCTTAGAGGTAACGGCACGGATGGGGTGAAGGTTATCGCTAATGAGCTACAGCTACTGCCCTCAGCCATCACAGCCGCCAACCTACCTACGGCAGACCCTGTCGTGGCAGGAAGATTGTGGAATGACGGAGGTAACTTAAAGGTGTCAGCAGGTTAAACACACAGGTCACCTACTAGTAGGTACTACTGATCTATGCAAGTTGACTTAACACACGAAGAAGCAGACGCAGTAATGAAGATGCTGCGTATGTTCATCGCGAACAGCAATGACCCCATGCAGGCTGCCCGCCAATTAGACGGGCTAGACCGTAAAATGCAGACGGTCCTATCGCCCCCTTCACCAAACCCAGAGGATCAGCCGGATGAGTGATCATATCTTTGAGATTCGCGAAGATGCGGACCAGACGGCAACGATGGCTAAGGGATTCATGGCAGAGGCCAACCAGCAGGCGGAGGCTATGGCTACCGCCGTGTACGATGGCGTCCAACGGTTCTGGTACCGAAACGTAGACACAGAGGGTAACCCTTCCCCTGAACGTCACGCAGCAATAGAGGCCAAAGACGCCACCGAAAACACCCCCGCCGTTGAGGCTTGGGCAGGCTCACAAGAGCCAACCGGCCTAGAGATTCTTGCTGCGATGGGGGGTAACGCTCAGAAGTTTCTGGCGGTATCCTTTGCAAGGGTTCAGATGCTGCTGACCTTGCAGGCGCAACTAGGCCTGTCTCTCATTGACCCTGCTAAGGTTGCAGGGCCTTATGAGTTGACCTTCAACGAAGACGGCACGGTAAAGACAGCAACTCATAGGGCCTAATTATGGCTGCTACGGTGTTTACAGTCCGGTACATCCCCGGCAAGGACCTTGACGCAGTCCTCTTTAGTCCCGGACAGACCGCCATAGCGGAGACCGTGGACCTTACGGAGACTGCACGCCCCGGACTCTATCAAGGCACAGCTAATGAGGCCCTGTCCGGAGTTTACGAAGTAGAGCTACGGGTAGGTGCCGCTAAGGTAGCGGACACGTCCATAGAACTACGGGATGATGTAGGCCCGTATCAGGCCTCCAACTCCGCAGCAGCTAACGCCTCACTGGCTACCGCTGCGGAGCTAGCAAAGGTCATCAAGTCAGGGGAAGAACGGACCCTTGCCCGTGCAGGTAAGGCCTCAGTAGCGTACACGGAGACCCGTAACTAATGGCGTTCGGTCCTGAGGACTTCTGGAACGACTTTTTCGGAGACGGAGACGGTGCCGTAGCCGCTGCTACCGGTACGTACTGCTCCCGTGACGATGTAGAGGACATCTACGGCATAGCCAACGTGGCCCGCTGGGCAGACTTGGAGAACAACGAAGACGAAGACGAGATAGGGGCTAGAGAGTTGAAGGCCAGACAGAAGGCCTACACAGAACTAAACTCTCTCATGCGAAACAAACGGTACGTAACCCCCTTTACGGCACCTCTGCCTGACGAGATAGTAGAGCTAGCAGCCACCTATGCAGGGCTGTGGCTTTACGAGTCCAGAGGTGCCGTAGACCAAGACGAACAGGGCAACCGAGTACACAGGTACGCCTTGAAGCGTAAAGAGTTCTACCGTAAGGTAAAGGCCATAGTTGTAGGTGGCAGAGACCTTGAAGGGCAGACCTTACTCTCCCCTAGAACCGCACCTCAAGTAGTATGAGCATCCTACGCACCGTAAACCGCGCAGCACGGGCAGGTAAGAGGTTCACACTTCAACCCGTCGCATCCTCCATCACTCGTGGATTCACCCTTCCGGGCTTTGAGGAGTATGTTAAGGAACTGATAGCGGAGTCAGAGGCCAACATACGCCTAAGGCTGGCCCAAGTGGATGCCAAAGACACCCGCGAAATACGGCGGGTAATTCGTGCCAACGCTAAGGCCCATCTAGGCACTATCAAGGCTACCGCACAACATGCCGCACGTATGGCGGAAGTTTGGCAGGTGGCCCATGAGTTTGAGGACTTGCTGTGGGGCTTTCGCTACATCACAAAGCTGGATGATAAGGTAAGGGACGACCATATCAAGCTAGACGGCCTAGAGCTACCTAAGGACCACCCATTCTGGGAGACAGGCATGCCGCCTAATGGCTGGGGCTGCCGGTGCAGGGTCATTGCACTGACCTCCAAGCCCAGAAGTATACGTGCCGTACCTAAAATCAAGATAGAGGACAGGTTCAGCTTCAACCCCGGCACACAGTTAACGGCTAGTTAGGTATTAGTTGGGCTATGACGGTCCTGCGCAAAAACAATAAGTACGTCAACGTACACCTCAAGCCTCTCGCATTGGAGACGGCTAAAGGTCTGCCGCATGTCCTCTACAAGCTCCGCTGCTCCACTCCTGTGAAGAAGGCAGGGGCTAAGCGGTTCATCAAAGAAGCAATACACGAAGGACAGTTTGAGAAGGAGTCATGCCCGTACAACGGAGGGGAGGACATTTCTTGGGAAGTGACCCCCGACCTTATCGACTACTGGGTAGAGACCTCTGCTACTATGCGAAGCAAAGGCATAGAGCAGCACATATACGCCAACCACGACGAAGACGGGGACCAAGGCGTAATTCTTGACATGTACCGGGACAAGAACGAAGCGGGCAAAGAGGCCCTGTACTTCGTTCTTGAGTTTGACGACGAATCAACGGCTAGAGGCCTAGACGATGTAGACGTGTCCATAATGGCGGACCCGGACTACGAGGGCTTCACCTACCCTATCAGGCACGTCTGCCTGACTAGTGAGCCTGTTGTGCAGGGGCTGGAAAAGTTCAAGACTGTAATAGCAGCCTCCTTACCCACCGACCCTGAACCAAAGAAGACCGGAGACTACAAGATGCTCAAAGCACTTGCGAAAAAGTTGGGAATCAACGTAGCAGACGATGCTACGGACGAAGATGTCAGCGCAGCCATTGCGAAGGCCTTCGCAGCAATGAAGGACAAGCCCGCAGACGGGCCTCCCAAGATTGCCGCCTCAAAGCTGGCAAGGGACCTCAAGCTATTCGACGATGCCGAAGACGACGACGACAAGGCAGCGGACGCTATCCGTAAGGCCTTGAACCCGCAAAAGGTGACCGTTGCCGCATCGTCCGTACGTGTCCAGAAGGACAACCGGCAGCTACGCCTCAAGGCACTGGCAACGGGTGACGCACCCGTCCTGACCCCTGCCTGTGTGCAGGAGCTAGAGAACATCTTCTGCGATGACGGACGGGTAACCCTCGCACTGTCCCGCGAAGATGGAGAGGGCATCAAGGACCCTGACGGCTTTGACGCCATCCTGCTAGCCCTGTCGAAAAACGGCCCCGTCGTCAAGTCAGGCGAAAAGACAGCGGTACAGCTTGACCCGAAGGATAACCCCCTCGTAGCTCAGATGGGCACAGAGGAGACCGCAGCCTCAGCAATGTAGGCCTGAAGGCTGCCGCACGTAAACCACCAGACCCAAAGACCCATTAAGAGGCAAGACCGATGGACTTGAAGAGCAGACGACGCTCCGGGGACCTCATTATCAATGAGAGCCCGCACATTTTCGGCAGAGACTCTGTCAAACTTGATGCAGGGGCAGCAGCCCTTACCATCACAGACCGGGACCCTATCGGAGTGTTCTGCACCGATGACGGCACCATTGTCTTGGCAGGGTCCGAAGCCACCCTCACAGGCATCGTCGTAGAGTCCCAAGAGGACCTACCCGCAACAATGGCTGCGGACGCACTTACTACCATGCCGTATGCGGTACTCCGCAGAGGTGAGGTAGTGATCAACAAGAACGCAATTCCTGCGGCTGACCCGCAAGGTGCTGCGTTCAACGTGGCAACCATCGTTACACGTCTTGAGGCTTTGGGCTTCAAGGTTCTCACCAACCCAACCGCAACCTCAACCCAGACCACGTAGGCTAGGCGGAAGCCTACCTAGGGACGCTAGCCCAAACATCAAAAGGGAGTTTCTTAGCAATGTTGGATATCTTCAACAACGACGTTTTCGGGCTGGTTAGTCTCACTACAGCCATCAACAAGGCCCCATTCAACCCCACCAAACTGGGTTCGATGAAGCTGTTTAACGTAGGGGGCATCAACACCCTTGCGGCAGCTATCGACATCCGGGACGGGGAGATTAGCGTCTACTCTACAGGCGCTCGCGGGGCTTCGGTAAACACGCACAAGACCGCTAGCCGGTCTACGAAGTCCTTCACCGTACCTCACATTCCCGTTGACGGGGAGGTAAAGGCAGATGAGGTGACGGGAGTACGTGCGTTCGGCAAAGAGACGGAGCTTGAGACCGTTTCCGGGGTGGTGGCACAGAAGACTAAGGCCATCCGGGCCAACTTTGAGACTACGTTTGAGTTCCACCGTGCGAACGCCCTACAGGGGCGATTGGTGGACGCAGACGGGGTCACCGTGCTGTATGACTGGTTCGCAGAGTTCGGCATCGTCCGGCAGATTGTGGACTTCGATTTCTCCAACGTCAACGCGGATATCAAGCAGCTTTGCCTTGACATCATCCGACTTACGGAGGACGCGCTGGGTGCCACCGTCTTTGAGGGTGTCAAGGCCCTGTGCGGTCACGAGTGGTTTGATGCCTTCGTATCGCACCCCAAGGTTGTGGACGCATACATTCGATATCGGGACGGCGAGTGGCTGCGGACACAGCAGGCTGGACGAAGGGGTCCGGGCTTCACTTTCGGGGGTATCGAGTTCATGGAGTACCGGGTACAGATTGGTACCCTGAATTTCGTACCTGCCGCAGAGGCTGCGTTCTTCCCTCACGGGGTCACCGGGCTGTACGGAGTCTACTTCGCACCTGCCAACTATGTGGAGACGGTCAACACAAAGGGACGACCGTTCTACATGAAGAAGGAACGGCAGCGGTTCGACACTGGGGTAGACCTGCATGCACAGTCTAACCCGCTGTTCATCCCACACAGGCCTGCGGCACTCATTCGGGGTACAAAGTCGTAGGCAGCCATGAGGGTCTACGGTGAAGTTGAAATAGGTGCGCCTTTTCTGCGTCTGCGGGGCAAAATCAAGTCCCCAGCGCAGAGGCGCACCATTTACTCTAAGTGGGCCTTCCTGTACCGGGTCTTCATACAGGACCGCTACGACCGATTGAGCAGAGGTGGGGGTGAGTGGCCCGCTAAGCTTACCCCCGGACCTATCCTAAGAGTGACTGACACTCTGTTTGAGGCCCTGAGGCCTAACGGCAGAAACCAAGCGGGCAGGTTTACCAAGTTCACAAAGAGTTACGTAGAGGTAGGGTACGGCAACCAAGGCATGCACCCTACCGCAGACATGACAGTAGAGGCCCTTGCAGAGATCCACCAGAGGGGCCTAGGTGTTGTACCCCAGAGACGCATAATAGTAGGCCCCCCTGCTAACGTCTCCCGCCAAATGGAACAAGTTGCAGTAGATGAGCTTAGCAACTAAAGCCCAGAATCCCCTAAAAATGGTCTACGATGCCCTATGGGCGTTAGTGGATGTCACTGGGCTTACGGAGGCGGTAAAGGTTGGCAACCGGGTAAAGTATGACTCAGGCCTAAAGGAGAAGGTGCAGGTAACGTCCTCAGACTTCCCTGAGATACAGCTTGTCCCGTCGTCTGGTAACTACAACCTGCCGGACAGTAGCCACACCAGCATGATGATTGAGCGGTTTACGTGGCTGCTAGGTTCGGGTACTTACAACATAGCAGACCTGCTATACCTCAAGTGGCTATTGCTGGCCTCCCACGACAAGTGGGTGGATGACATATCTAGCTTGAGGTGGGACGATGAGCTATTCGTTACACGGGTATCCATTGAGGACGGCACCTCAGGCTACCAAGAGACAAAGACCACCCGCCAAAAGATAGGGGGTTGGTCAGCCATCCTTACCGTAGAGGTAGAGATGCACTTCAAACGGGAAACCCTCAGACGGGAGTTTGTGACAGATGGCAGTTCATAGCGGTAAGATGGGTGCGGTCAACGGTCAAAGTACCGTACGCAACTGGCAGATCAACGATACTGCATCGTCTGTAGGCTTTCGCGCCTCTAACACGCAGTGCGGCATGGCCCGTAAGAAGGGCGTACGATCTTGGGCGGGGTCTTTTTCAGGTAACGGAGGCCTACCCGCAGTACTTCCGGGCCAGCTTTTCCAGTTTCAAGGTTTCACTGCTCCGGACTCCGGGGTAGCAGGTACGGCGGGCCTTACCTTTTCAGGTCAGGCTATCGTTGACAGTCTGGCCATTACTTGGGACTGGAACGCTAACGAGATCATACAGCACACTGTCAACTTTTCAGGGCACCTCAACCTAACGGAAGCCAACGGCACAGTATCGGACGCCACCACCGTGGTAGCCCCGTCCGCAGCCAATGCCACCCTATCCGTCGATGGGGCAGACATCCTCAACTATGTCAATGCTAACCTCAACGTGGTAGCTAACAACCAGTCCTACGTAGACTCCTCTACGATCATTGCAGGCACTACGTGGACTGGGAGGAAGGCTGGCGGCATTGATTGGAACGCAGCCGTAACCGTAAACAACCACGCTAAGCAGTTCGCCATGCAAGCGGACTACGAGCTAGTCATGGGCGTGGATGCCGCCACTGACTGGACACTCAGGTACGGACACCTCAGAGACTACACAGGCCTTGTCGTAGACCCAAACACACAAGCCATTCAGCAACAAACAATGAACTTTGAGATGACGGGCCTGCATCCAACTACCGGAGCTATCGGGCAGATTCTGCTGCCCGGAGGTGCGGTATTCTGGCCTACACCTGCCCCTTAAAGGGCTGCTGCTTAAACTACGGGAGACAACGCGATGGGAAATGTAGTAGGTGCGCCTGCTCCGTTCAAGGCCATGAACGGGGAGGAGTACATGATAAGCCCCCTAACAGACAAGGACATGGGGGAGGTAGATATCTGGCTACGTAGCCGTGTGCTGGGCAATGTAATGGAAGCAATGCCCGCTAACCTCAGTGATCAAATGAGGGCAAGGCTTGAGCGGCAAGCGGTAAAGGAGGCAGCCGAACTGTCGTGGATGAGCCCCGAAGGTATGAAGCACCTAGCTACGGTTGACGGCATGTGCCGTCTGTTGTGGATAGGCGCTAGAAAGAACCATGCAGGGTTAGCCTATGAGACGCTACACCGGGCTGTAATGGACGACGGTGTGAAGGACAACGTAGCCAAAAACATACACAAGGCAAACGATGCCCTAGCACAGGCGATGCCTAACCGTTTCAGACCGGGCCAGACTCCCCCCAAGAAAGGCCCAACAGCGGTAGGGGGGTTCAGAAGAAGCCGAAGACGGCGGCAGAGAGGGAGCGGGAAAAAGTAGCCCTCTATCACAGGATCATGAAGAAGTGGCCCCAGTATAAGCTAGAAGACTGCGTAAACCTTACAGAGGAGCAGCAACTGGCCTTACTGGGTGTGGCGGGTGGCACTATCACCTTTGAGACGGATGAGGAATACCAAAGGTGGCTACAGACACAACGGTAAAACTGAGAGGGGACGATAGGGACCTAAACAAGGCCCTTGCCCGTTCTCACGGCAATATACAGGGCTGGGGAAGCTCTGTAGGAGGCGTCCTGAAGGCTGTAGGGGCAGCTATTGCTGTTAAGAAGTTGATGGACTTCGGTTCTGCTGTCCTTGAACTGTCCAAAGAGCAGGACAGGGCAGAGAGACGCATAGCCTCTGTCTTGAAGGCTACTGGTAACGCTGCGGGGTTCACTGCGGAACAGCTAGGCAGGGTAGCCTCTGCTATGCAGAATCAGATAGGCATAGGTGATGAGGTTATCCTTAACACTATGGCTATCATCGGCACGTTTAAGAACGTGCGGGGCGATGTCTTTTTAGAGGCCACCACACTGGCTGCCGACATGGCGGAGGTGTTGGGCGGAGACCTCAAAGGTGCGTCCGTGCAGTTAGGTAAGGCGCTAAACGATCCTATAAAGGGCCTGACCGCTCTCAGCAGGTCCGGGGTGTCTTTCACGGAACAGCAAAAGGAACAGATACGGGTACTGCAAGAATCTGGGGACCTTATGGGTGCCCAAGGCATCATTTTGCAAGAGCTTAGGGGCGAGTTTGGCGGAGCAGCGGAGGCTGCTAACTCAGGGTTCCACGGTGCCCTAGAGCGAGTCTACATGAAGATGGGAGACCTAGGCGAACGCATAGGGGACATGATTGTACCCGTTATGTACCTGTTCGGTCAGGCTACTGACTTCGTCATAGACGCAATTGACGCAATGATACCCTCTACCTCTTTCTCTATGGAGACTATGGACGCCTTCGGGAAGATGATAAAGGACAGGTTGATACCTGTTTTCAACTTCTTAAAGGATGCCGCTGTCTTCTCCTTCTCCGCCGTAGAGTTCGCAATCAAGAATTGGCAAGAGCTATCGGAGTTCTACCTTACCTCCTTCTCCCTCAGCGCTGTGAAGTCCTTCGGCATAGCTAAGCACTGGCTAACGCGGGTACTGCCAGAGGCTGCCATGTGGCTGGCCCGTAACTGGAGAGAGGTACTTGCAAACGTGGCCAACCTGACCGTAACCGTGTTTACGAACATGGGCAAAAACGTGGGGGCCTTCTTTGACACGGTCAAGGGGTGGCTGTCAGGGAACCCTAAGGCCTTCATGTTCACAAGCCTAACGGAAGGTTTCGAACTAAGCCTGTCGGAACTGCCCAAAATCGCGGAGCGGGTGCCGGGACTTGCTGAGAAAGCGTTAGAGTCTCGCCTAGCATCTATGGGCGGCAGCCTAAAGGGCAAGTTTGACGAGATCCTAAAGAAGAACACAGAGGCTGTGGGTAAGTTTGGAGCGGGTCAGGAGGACGACCTAGAAGACGTTAAGGAGTCCGCCGAAGGTGTATCAAAAGAGTTCGATACTGCCCAGAAGAAGAAGAAGAAACTAGCGGGCTTTGAGGACCTAGACGCACTGTTTGATAGGATAGCGGAGTCCTCCCTGAAGTCTGGCGGGGACGCACCTGTCCCTATAGACGTACCTGCCCCGCAACCCGCCCCTATGGATATGCCGGAAGACATGCCAGAGGTTACTGCGGTACTGGCACCTCCTGAGGAGAACCTTACGGAGAAGTTGGAGCCCGTAATAGAGGCTATGGGGGACAAGATTGTAGCTAGCGTAGCTGGCCTTAAACGAACCATACCTAATGTTGGGAGAATGGGCAGGTGACTACGTGGCACGCTTCTATACCCGTTGCCGAAGTCTTTGACACGGTAGACGAGGACCTTACAGAGGATGGCATAACTGCCAGTGTGGACCTACACGTAGCCGCTAACAGGCGGCATGTAGTGGCAAGGGACCTACTGGTAGGCCGGAAACTATGGCCTTACCTTCCTCCGGATATTTCGCCAGCTATATCCAGAATCAAAATCAAGCTGTTTCCGTCCGCTCTACGGTCAGAGGGGCAGGGTATTGTATATGACATGGCCACTCTGTCGTGTACCTTCACTACGGACATTAAAGACGCGCTGTCAGAGGAATTAGTGCCTAGTGTTCGCTTCGTCAAGCAGGACCACAGAGGCTACTATTGGCGAGAACCTAACGCGGACCCTGAGATAAACGAGCCCGGAGACCCCATTACAGAGGAAGAAGCACCGGGGCGGCAGGAGTTCGGTATGGTTCTGGTACGCACTCACTACGACGTATTGCGCGAGAACATGCCAACCAACTGGAAGGCCTTCGTAGGTAAGGTACACAACGCACCGTACACCAGCCTCCTGTTGAAGGACACCTATGCAGAGGGTACCTTACGTTTTGATGCTCCAAAGATTAGCCGTACTGTCCGAACAGACAACCGCGTACAGTTGAATTTAACGACAAGGTGGTCGTACAAGGAGCAGGGGTGGAATAAATTCTACCGCCCTGCCTCTGACACTTATGAGCCCATTCTTAAAGTAGACCCTGCGTTAGCTGCCGATGCTGACCCGGTATACGTCCGGCATGAAAATTTCCCGGAAGCGAACCTAAGCCCAGTATTCTTCAATCCTGCATAATGCGTACTAAACCACTAAGAGAAGGTGATGAGGTACCTGCAAGCCTGCTTGAGCAGGTACGGTACCGGGACCTCGTAGCACATAGCCGTGGGCAGCAAGACGACCTATTCCAACAAGACCGCGACGATAGGCAGGCGAGGTTCAGTTGGAGGGCTGTTGCTATGGAGCATGGCGGATACGGTGAAGAGATCGAAGTAACGCAACTGGGTAGGGAAGTATCCCGCAATTGTTGGAAACTTCGGGCGACGTACCCTTTCAGCATAGGCTATGGCGGCAGTTCGGCCAATGTGACGAATGATTTGAAGGGCTCCTTAGAGTCTCTGGGGCTTACAGGTGTATTTGTTTGGGGTGGCATAGCAGGTGTATGGTATGTGAGGTTTGGTGCTAAGTGGAAAGGCGTACTTAGCTCTGATGACAATGAAGTAGACCTTAGTCGGTGCTACTACTACCCGCTTACACGGAGGCTCACTAAGCACGTACACTGCCACTTACAGGGGGGCGTAAAAGCAGGTGACGAGTTAACAGTAACTAAGATGGGGGGCTCTTTTGACGATCAGGCAGTATCTGTGGAGGCACCAGTTATAGGGATAAATTACAGGCGTATAGATAAGCAGCTAGGTACCTCTAAGGTTGAGCCCCTTGTGCCTACGGACTTTCCCGTGGAAATGCTGTGGGTGGAGGGCTCAACTACTTCGTTTAGGCTAACCTACGGAGGGTTACAATCTCCAGAGATACTGATAGGTGCCTCTGCTGAGTCCGTAGAGGCTGCGCTGTCCTCTTGGCAACCGCTTGTGCCTGCCGGGTTACGAGTAGTTGCCTTTTCAGGCAGGTATTTCTTGGTATTCACAGCCATGTATATCTCCGGGATAGAGACGACAGCGGGGTGCTTGGAGCTTTTGTACCATATGCCCTCTGGGCGTACACTGATTGCGGGGCCTGTTCGTGCTAATGAAAAAGAACCTGTATCGGCAGGTAACTGGAATCTAATCTTGTGGGTAGCGGGGTGGGGGCCACTTCTGTTATCAGAGTGCAGGGAGTGGGAGGGGGAGGTATTAAGAGGGTCTGAAGCACTGTCTGTACCTATTACTGCTACGGAGCCAGAACCAGAGCCAGAGCCAGAACCAGAACCAGAACCAGAACCAGAAC